AGAATTTCGTACTGCCCTGCTGAATCGTCAGCCCTTGTAGCGCGGCCAGCCCGCAGGCGTACAGCGGCGTGACCCCGATCAGCGGATGGAACAGACAGACCATCGGATCGTGTATGACTTCGCTTGCTGGGGCGACGACCGCTAGGGACTCCGTCGCCGTTTCGACGCCCGCCAGGTCGTCCCGTCGCAGTTCGTAATAGACGGATCCATCGGGCGCGACCAGGACGCGGACCCGCTGCGGACTCAGGACGTACAGCGCATCGACGACGCCGCGGGCGTCCCGTTGTTTCAGGACGTACGCATTCCCGTACGCCAGCTTCGACACGATCCAGGCTTCGACGAATTTGATAATCGTTTGATAGCGGTTCGGCTTCCGCAGGACAGGCGAGTACGCCGGATTTTTCGTTTCCTGCCAGATGCCGTCGGCGTCCTGCACGACCAACTGCAGCCGCATTTTTGCGATGTCGGATGCGATCAGCGTTACGCAGCTGAACACGTAGGGATTCGATAACGCGGAGTCTGCGCGGATTTCTTGATTCTGCTGCCAGGCTCCCGTATACGGTTCCCGCACAATCGGGAACCATCCCCCGCCGCCGACGCTGGGGACGGATGGCGCGACCGTCCCCAGCTGCCCAGCTTTTCGGCGGATCGTCAGTTCGTACCCGAATGCGTTCATTCGTTACGACGCCTTCGATGGCCCTTCCGCCCGTCCGCCGCGCGCGGTCGTCGGCGGTTCATCCATTGCGCCCGCGCCCGACGGGGCGGGATACGCCGCCGCGGTCAGGTACTTAACCGACGCCCCGATCCGCTTCCAGTTGACGAAGCGTTCGGCGCGCAGCCCGACGCTGTTCGTCTGCCAGAGACTGACGTACACGGTCGTCGCGTCCGCAGGACTCGCGGGCGCGCTGTCCATCTGCAGCGAAGCTTCCCGCGATGCGTCGATGCTGACGCCGCCTTCGTCCGCATACAGGACCATCTGCGGCTGCAGCGCGATGACGTTCGTCCCCGCCGCCTGCGACGTAATGAACGTCAGCCCGCGGTACGCCCCGCCGCCGATCCCGATGCCGGGGAACTGCGGCGATCCGTCCAGGTTCGTTCGGAACGACAGCGCAAGCGCATTCGCCGCCGACATGATGAATGTCACGCCATCGACGGGGATCCCTGCGGTCGCGAAATGGGAAATCAGTCCCAGGATGTCCGCAAGCGGATTCGCCGTTGCCGCCGCGGTCGCCGCCCCGTTCGTAATCGATGCGGGATTGACGCCCGCGACCGCGGCAACGGCGGGATCGATAAACTGCGCGTCCAGGAACTGCGCGATCCCTTTGACCATGTCGTCGCGGACCAGCTTTTCCGCGGACGGATTCGACAGGCGGACCAATTCTTCCGTGAGGACGATGATCCCCGCCGCCTTCGCGATGCCCAGCGTTTCCGAACTGAAGGCCAGCTTTGTGACCGGCTTCGGCTTCGCTTCCCCGACCCAGCCGTACGTCCCGCCCGCCGTCTGAGAAGGAACCTTGCAGTTGAAGGGGACTGTCCGCAGGTTCGGGATCTTTCCGAGAATCGTCGCAGGGCGCAGCAGTTCGATAAAGTCGTCGACGATGTTTTGATTGACCAGCGGCTGCGCCCAGGTCGCGTCGGTCGTCGTCCCTGGGGCCATCGCGGCTTTCAGGAACAGCGCGACTTCGGGCGTCGAATCGTCCCAGCGCTTCGCATACTCAGCGGCTTCATGCATGTTGCCGTTGCAGACCAGCTTCGCGCAGGCTGCGCGGACGAAGGCGGTCCCTTTCGGAACCATCGATTTGACCTGGATAATCGGCGTTGCCGCCTGAATCGCGGGCGCGGGCGCAGGCTGCGCGGCGGCAATCTGCAGCTGTTCCTGTTTCCCCAGGCGGATCAGATGCGCGTCGATGGCGTCGACTTCCTTCGCGAGTCCGTCGTATTCCTTCGTCTGCGCGTCGTCCAATGTCACGCCCGCGGCGGCGGCGACGTCCATCAGGTCCGCCATCTTCGCGGACTTCGTCTGACGGGTATTTTTGAACGCCGCGATCTGTTCGATAATCGTTTGCTTCATGGGATGCGCGGAGTCCGCGCGCACAATCGGGATGCAGGGGACGCCCTGCGATGAATGGTCAGGCGCGACCAAATGAACCGCATCCAGCGATTTGACGGACAGGATCGTCGCGTCGACGTTCGCGGGAATCGTGACTAAGGACAGTTCGCAGATTTCGCAGGACTTCAGCAGCAGCCCGCCCGACTTCAGGCGTTCCGCCCCGTCCTGCAGGATGCGGTACCCGACGGATAGCCCCGTCAGCAGTCCCGCTTTAATCGACTGCCAGGCTTCGTCGCAGCGATCCTTCAGCGCGCCTGGTTCGGTAATCGTCGGCAGGACCGCTTCGAAACGGATCCCGTCCTTCGTCGGCGGATACAGCGTGACCCGACCAACAGGGCGCGCTTTGTCATGATGCAACAGCAGCGGCAGGGGATTCGAAAAGCGGACGCCCGTCGGATCCAGGATGTCGCCCTGTCGGTCCAGCGTCGGCGTCGACGCGATCCCCGTGATTCGCCGCTGGTCCGCGTCCAGCGCTTTGACGTGCAACAGGGAATACGCGCGATCCAAATCCATCGGGGACAGCGAACAGCGTCCGCTAGTACCGCCCGCTGCCGATTTGTTTAGGATCTAAATAAGGCTTTTAGCGTCCGCCTGCGAACAGGATCTGGTACGACGGTTCCGCGGACGCGCGCTGGCGGTCCATGACGTCGACCGCCATAATCAGCGCGACGACGCCATCGATGCGATCCGATGATGCCGCCTTCGACGGCTTCAGGTTTCCGGCATCGTCCCCGACGACGGCAACATTCCCGACGTTCCAGCGCATGACGGGATGACCGTCCTGCTGCAGCGTCTGCGACAGGATCGCGGCTTCGACCGCCTTCGTCGGGGCGGACAGGGACGCCATCCCCTGTCGCATCGCAACGCAGGTAAAGCCGTCCTGATCCGTCAGCCTGGTAACTAAGTCGGTCGCGTTCCAGGGATCAAAGGCGATGTCCCGAACTTCGAACCTGGTCGCCAGCTGCTGCAGGTATCGGCGGACCGCTTCGTAATCGACGACGGGACCAGGCGTTGCCGTTAGGAATCCGTCCCGCGCCCAGTCGGGATACGGAACGCGGTCCCGCTGCGCGCGCTGCGCCAGCGTGTCCCGCGGAACGAAGAAATGCGGCAGGACCGCGAACGCCCCGCCTTCGTCTAGCGGGATGACCGCAACGACCGCCGTCAGGTCGCGCGTCGATGACAGGTCCAGCCCGACGAAACAACGGCGGCGTTCCAGGCTGCGGAAATCTAGCGCCCGCTGGCAACTGTCCCAGGCGGCTAAGGGAATCCAGCGCGCTGCCTGTTCCGTCCATTGGTTGAGATACAGACGGCGGAACGTGTTTTCCTGCGCGGGGATTTCCTTCGCGCGCGCGCAGGCGATCCTCATTTCGTCCAGGCTGCGGAAGTCGTCCAGCGCGGGATTGACCCGACGCCAGACCCGTTCGTCGGTCCAGTCGTCATCCGCGGCAGCTTCGAACAGCAGCGGCAGGAAGGACGGATCCAGCGTCGGATCGTCCTGGACCTTGCGCGCATGTTGGTACAGTTCCCATAAGATCGAATGGCGGTCATAGCCCGCGGTCGAAATCGCCAGCGTCAGCGGCTGCAGGCGCGCGCCCTGCGACGTCGTCAGGACGTCCCATAATTCGCGGGACTGGGCGGCGTGTAGTTCGTCGTAAATGACCGCGGACGCATTAAATCCATGTTTCGAATACGCTTCCGCGCTGATCGCGCGATAAAACGATCCCGACTTCCGATGGACGATCCGTTTTTGGGAGTCGATGATTTCACATTGCGCCAGCAGGTCCGGATCGTTCCGGATCATCTGCGCGGCAACGTTGAAGACTAGCCCCGCCTGATCCTTGTCCGCGGCTGCGCTGTAGACTTCCCCGCCGATTTCATTGTCGAACAGCAGGAAGTAAATCGCCAGCGCGGCGGCTAGTTCCGTCTTCCCATTTTTCCGCGGCAGCATCAGCAAACACTGTCGATAGATTCGCCGCGCGCGCTTATCGGTCCGGAACAGCTGCTGCAGGATGCGGACTTGCCAGGGACGCAGGTCGAACGACTGCCCCGCGAATGGTCCCTTCGTATGCGTCAGATTGTTTATGAGACTGATCGCGCGAGTCGCGGCAGCGGACGGGCGGACGGGCGGCGGCATCGGGACATCGTCCCAGCGACCGCGGCGGGGCGGGATTGATTAGGATCGAAACTAGAACAGGCGACCCTGTCCGCCGCCATCGTCGGACGTCGGTCCGCCGCCTTCGCGCTTATTACTGATCCGCGTATCTTCGCGGTCCTTCAGGTAAAGCGCGAACGGCTTATTCCCTTTCGCCTGGTTACAGCAGGCGCAGATCAGGCGGATATTGCTGATGTGTTCGCGTTCCCAGTCGTGATCGGTCCGCGGCGGTTCGATATGATCGAAATGCAGATCGGCTTCGCTTTCGAACGGATGCCCGCAGTCCGGACAGACGCCGCCGTTCAGCTTCGCGCGGACGTCTTCGACCAGGTCCGAGTAATGCATTTCGTCCAACAGTTGACGCTTCGATACGCCCAGGATGCAGGCCCGACTGATCGCGCGGCGTTCGACTAACGCCAGCGCGCGATCCTGATTTTTAGTTTTGTTCCGTTCGATCTGTTCGCAGGCGCGGCAGTTCCGTTTGAAGTATGCGGACATCGACCCGTGTCCGCGGATCATCCGTCGAAATCGTGAATGATGTTTCCATTGTCGACAGGTCGGACAGTAGCGCTGATCAGCGCGGGGCGGGACCAGGTCGAAAGGTTTCATGGGAACGCATGATCCGCCCGCCGCGCGCGCTGGTCAGTTGTTTAGGATCAAAACCTATCGCAGCTTCAGGCGCAGCAGGTCGCGGATCAGACCAGACATCGATTTATCCCGCGCCTGCGCCAGCTTTAACAGGCGGTCATAGTCTGCGGTCCGGACATACGTTGACAGGCGCAGTCCGGATTCTTCGACGCGCGGGCGTCCCCGTCCCCGCGGCGGCGTCCCGTCGTCGTCCGTCATAGTTGCCCGTCCCATTTTCCAGGACCGACAGGCGGCGGACTCGCGGGCAGCGCAGGCAACGTCGACAGCTTCGCGCGTCCCGCGGGCGTCAGGCCCAATTCGATCCAAATCGCGCGGCAATGTACTAACGCATGGTCCGCGATCCGCAACGCGGGATTAACCTGGACGCCCGTCGACCCGCGCGCGACAACCATCCCGCCCGCGGCAACGTCCCGACCTGCCC